ATTGCGCGTAATCGGCTGTTGCCTTTTTGTAGGCTGCGGATATTTCCGGGGAGATGCGGCCCTGTTCAACCGCGTCATCCATGGACTGACGCAACGCCGACTTGATGCGCCCGAGCGCCATAGCCGACTGCCTATCACCAGCAACAGACGCTTGCCGCTCAAGCTCTCCGACACGGCTTGAGGCAACCTTCATCTGGTTATAGCTCATCTCCAGATTTCCCGGATTAATCGGGCGCAGGTCATCGCCAAATATCTGCTCTCTTGACCGCATCCAGTCATCCAGCGCCGCTTGATACTCATGCCCCTGCGGAGTCATGACCTTACGGCCCCGCATGGCTTCATCCAGCGCATCAGCCAGCCTATGCGGAGAGTATTGACCGTTTTCCATGACCGGATAACCATCTTGTGACAGCGATTCAGCCATGCGGTCAAACGGTACGCCGCCGGTCTTTGAAAATATCGGCTTGCCTTGCCCTGCTCGCTTGTTGAACTCGGCAGGATCAAAACCGTACTTCGCGGCATCTTCACGCGACAGCCCGCCATTCTTGGCGATAGCCGTCAAAATGTCGTCAGTGTGCGGATTGACCTGGCCGACCTCATAGCGAGGCGGCTGCGGCCTGCTAGGAAGCGCGGGTTGTGGCTGGCCCTGTGCCGGACGCGCAATCTGTTCGACAACACCAAGCGATTCACGCACAGATCCAGGAGCCGCCTTGGTGACTCCAGCATAAACATCATCAATAACCTCTCCTATTTCCTTTGTCGGAAGCGGGAGATTCTTGATTTCGTTGAATGGGTCAATAGTGTAATTAACGCCAGCCTGCTGCCGATACTGGTTATTCAGGTCATCGTAGACATTCGCCATATTCTGACCGGCCTGCAGCGTCGGCATTTCGCGCCCGGCCTGACCCATCGCCCAGTCACGGCTAGCCGCTGCATTTTGCGTCTGGCCTTCTGCGATAGCCTGGCGCCGTGCAACCTCATCACGGACGCGCTGTTGAACCAGTGCCGCGCCTTCCTCGCCCGGAGCCATGCGCCGCATTTGGGCGTCACGCGCCGCCTTGTTTGCAGCATAACGCTCGTCGAACGGCTGACGGTGGGCGACATCTTCGGCCAGTTGCTTCTCGTAACCCAATACCCGGTTGTCGCCCGCTTCCGCGAGAATCTGGCCGGTAGTGGGCTTGGAGCCTTGCACGGTTGGCTTGCGGGTGGCTTCCAGCTTGGCGATGGCCTCCGGTGCGTTTGCGGAGTTGTTGCGGAGGAAGTCGCCCGCGGCCAGTTCTCGGCCCTTTTGCGTGAAAGGTTGGCGCATGTTCTTCGCAGCGGTTACGACAGCAGGAACTGCATTGACGGCCATAGGCGCGAGGATGGACGCCAGCATGGCTGCGTTCGTGTTGCCGGTGCGCTCGTATGTCTCGCCGCCAGCAAGCCCGGACACAGCGTTAAGACCCGCAATCTTAGCAATGTTGCCAGCGCCCTGCGTCGGGGACACCATGGTAAACGGGACGGTTTGCGCCATCCAGTCAACCCGCTTTTCCAGTGGCGTAACGGGCTGGACTTGCCCTGTTCCGGTAGCGTCAAGCAGGCGGCTTGCAGGCGAAGGAGTCTCTGTCATTGTGGTAAAGCCGTACTTGTCGGCTGCGCCTTGCAGCATTGGGCTGCCGGTAGAGTACAGCGCCGAGCCGACAGCGGCCTTGCCGAGGTTAAGCAGGTTTGCCGGAGTGTTGGCAACAGAGTCCACCAACATCGATGCGCCACGGTTCAGACTGGACGGGATCAGGGAGGCAAGTCCGGCCGGTTCCTGTTCTGCGCCTTGGCCTTCGCGGATCATCTGCGCGAATCGTGTCGCCGCAACCGTATCACCGGCCGCGTGAGCATTTCGCAGCGCCAGCAACAACCTTTCCTGATCGGCCATTAGTTGCCTCCCGGAGCGTACATGTCGAGCAGCTTGGCATCATCGGCTGACAGCGCTGGCTTTCCGCCAGGAACAGGCGTCGGCTTGGTCAGGTACATTTGCAGCGCCTGCTTGTCATCTGGTGAGCCGTACTTGCGGATCAGGGAGATTGTTGCATCCTTGGCATCCTTCAGCGCCGCTTGCTTGTCGGCAATGGTGGCGTTGAAGCTATCAACCACGCCTTGGGCGGACGCGACACGCTGGTAGTCGCGGTCAGTCTGGACGCCGGGTCCGAACTTCTGACCAAGCGCAGAAATGCGGTTGCTTAGGGACTCTAGATTAAAGTCAGCGTTGCGGTCATCGCTGGACACGCCAAAGAAAGCGCCGAGCGCACCGGTAGCGCGATCCAATCCGCCGCTCTGCCCTTTGCTGGCAAGATCGTAAGCCTGATCCATCATCGGCAACAGGTCGATGGCGTTGGCCGCTGTGGTGGACTTCATCCCTTCGCGCTCAGCCTTGGATCTCGCCAAATCAACAGCCTCCGCAACTTGCGCCTGATAGTTCGGGTCCAACTTCATGCGGTCAAGTTGGATCTGTATTTGCTGATTGTTCAGTCCTTGCGCCTTGAGGTAGTTCTCGACCGCGTTCTGTTTCTGGTCAGCCGACAGTTTCGCCCAGTTGTACGAGGTTTGCGACTTGTTGTAGTCGGTCGTCGCCTTCTGGTTTGCGGTCATCGGCAGATTGGTTACTTGGCCGGTGCCGAGATCAATGGAGCGGTCGCCCTCAATCTTCGGCATCCCACCACCCGCAAAGCCCTGCTGCAGGAACGAGCCAAGGCTGCTATTGGTCAACCCTCCGGAAGGAATGGCCCCCGCTGCGCTTTGCCCCGGCATGTAAGGAAGGTATTTGGACACATCGACAGGCGCGTTCTGCTGTGCAATCGTCTCGGCCTGCTTCTCCATCAACTTTTGGGCAATTGCTGCCGTGTTGGGATTCTTGGAAAAATACTGCGCAGCTTGCGCCATGTCTGGGGCGCGGCCTGGAATGACCTGCTCCGGCTTTGTGATTGTTGACTTCAGTCCGCCCAGCAACTCATCCACATAAGACTGTTTTCCGCCCATCATGGCTGGCATAGGGTCATTCGTCGGCCTGACGCCAACTTCGGCCGGAATACGCTGCTCCGGCGATCCCTGCATAGCGGCAAAGCCCTTGTTGGCGTAGTCATCCATGGCAGTCTTGTACGCCATGCGCATAGTCTTCTCGTCGGCGTCAGCCTTCTTGCTGAGGCGCGACGACATGTAGCCTTGCAGCCCGGCAGCAAGCGCCGACAGCGGACTACCCACAGACGCCATGTTGCCCTGACGTTGCGGCATGACGGGATTCATGGCCCCGTTCATCATTGCCTGAGCCAGTGCGCGTTGTCGGGCGATTGCTTCGGGATTGCCGTAAAGCGAGTAATCTTCAGCCATGATCAGAGCTTCCCGTAATCGACGCCATCAAAACCACCGAACACACCCTTGCCTACAGCGCCCGGATTGATGCGCTCAACCTCATCAGCCATCACGCCGACTTGCATTGGCCCGCCCGCCTTGTATCGGTACTTATACACGCCTAGGCCGTTATCCAACTTGCCGACAAGCGAGATGTCTGTCTTCAGCCTGCGGTCTGACGCCATCATTGCAGCGGTTCCGCCAAGCTGACCGGCAGCGCCCAATAGCGAGTTGTAAGACCCGACCTTCGCATTGTAGACATCCATCGCGTTCTGGCCTTGCAGTTGTGCGCCCTGCAGCAACGGAGCCGCCTGCACCTGAGACCCGCTGAATCCCTGGAACTGCGGCATATTCGGCATGTTGCCGGTGCGCAGGGCGTTGATTTCAGACAGTGGCAGGTTGCGGAGGTAGGCTTGCTCCTGAATCGACTGTTGCCGCCCTTGCTGGCCCGCGTTGTAGCCCTGAATCTGTTCACCAAACAGCCGAGACTGTTCGCCGCCCGCCTGAACCTGTGCTTGCATGGACGCATCATTCTTGGCTTGCGTGAGCCGGTTCATTTCATTGTTCCACGCCTCGCTGCCTTGCGTAATGCCCTGCGCTGCCATGCGGGTGCGTGCGCCTTCCTCATCGCGCTGGAATTGCGGATTCAAGCGAGACATCAGCGCATTAGCGACTGCGGAGCGGGTTGCATCGGAAGATTGCGGCAGGTTTGGAGCGTTCGGCACCTGCGACATATTAAACGGCGTGGCCATCTGGTTTGTCACGCGGTCAAGGCCGGATGATGCGGTGTTCAGAAGATTGGTGTTGATGCCCTGGCCGAGGTCGTATTGCTCCTGTGCGCGTGGCGACATGGAGTCAATGATGCGAACGCGGTCAGGATCGCCGCCGACTCCGTACTGGATGCGTCGTGTTCCCTCGGCATTGTCCCACTCGGGGTTAGATAGCTTGGATGTTGCGCGGGCGGATTCAAGATTAGCAGCCCCTTGAAGCCTTGCGGCCCCGGCGTAATCAGGAGTTGCGGGTGCGTCAGGTTTAGACATGGCTGGCCTCAATATACCTGCACTGGTTTCGGTGCATGGTGTAGATGATTAGATCGCCATCCGGACAACCCTCGGGAATACGCCCAGTTTCGGTAAATCCTAGATGCTTATCAAATCGCCTGGCCTTGAGGTTGCTTTCAGCCACAAGACCGATAATAACACGGCATTTTAGCTGCCGGAAAACATAATCGAACACGACGCGCATGTATTCGCGTGTCAGCCACCCGGGGGCAGTGGAACAGACGTGCATATAGATCGAAGCGCCGTTATGCCAATCCAGCATGACACAAGCCACAATAACCCCGTCGCGCACCATCCCGAAGCATTGCGCGCCTTCGCGATAGCTTCCGCCGCCATTCCTGCGGCAGTAGTCGCCCAATACCGGATTCCAGTCTGTCCCGCAAACGATCTCATAGGCCATGCCCAACCTCGAACTTGAAGTCCGTATTGATCCATTGCAGGTCGGTTATCCGGTTCGTGACCTTGACATGCATTGCGGCGTTATAACCAATCGCCGGACAGGTCAGCCAGTCTTGCTTGGCCGGTGAGTAACCGCCAACCCAGACTGCGGAATCCCAGACGGCAGAATCCCACAGCGCGTATGACCCAGTTGAAAATGTCGGCCAGCCTGCCGGAGGTGTTTGCGAGTACTCGACATTGATGCCGATGCTCAGGCCGAAAGCGTTCGCATCAGCGCCATCCACAGCGATGACAGGGCGCAGCAACTTGAAGTGTTTCAGTGAGCCAGGATAGCCGAACGAGCTAAAGGCTTGCAGGCACTCGGCCAGAATGTTGCTATCTCCATCAAGCCGACCGTCCCACGCCTTGCAGACCTTGCCGGTTGTGCCGAAATAAATATCCTCGTTGAACTGCTCCCAACAAAAAGCATCCCATCCGGTAAACCGGCACCATGACCCGGTAATGGTGTTCATGGCGTATTGGTGGTTTGCCTGCGTGCTGATAGGCACATTCAGGATGAGCATGTTTTCTTTCGGGTACGGCACCAACTGCCAGCCAAAATTAGAGCCATACAGGGAAATGGCCTGGCTGGTTGCCTGCTGAATCTTGTCAGTGATAGCTAGCTTGTTATTGACGCGGACAGTGGTCAGCGCCTTGGACATGGGCATCAAGCCATCTTGGCAAATGATAAGCAACTCCGAACCCATCTTGACGAAGCAACGGCGACCAACCGGAGAGCCAACCCAATACACGCCAACCAGCGCCCAAGTGCTGATGCTGGACGGGTCGTACCCCTTATAGACGGCAATTTCGCCTTGAGACGAGATAAAAACCGCATGGTCATCCATCCCATACCCGGCGTCAATCGTCCACGTCCCCATGGCCATCAGGTATCCGCCTCGTCCGAAGACGGCCGAGAGGTCGAACTCGGTTGCAGCGCCGCCAATAGTATCCACAGCAAGATACCAGACACTAAGACTATCAGCTTCAACGAACCACAGACGGCGCTGAAACACGTTGACGTGAACGAGCTTAGTGGTCGTGATGCCAGTAATTGCCGGAGTGCTTGCATTGTCGATTGCCGTCCACGCTGACCCATCGTAAAGCAGTGGCTTGTCTGTGCCGTTGACAAGGTACATGTATTTGCCGCCAGTGGTGGCCATGTTTGTGACCTGCCATCGGTCGCTATTCTGCGCGGACACTTCGGCAGCGCCAACAGGCCCGATAGTCGACACGTTATAGATACTGCCGCCAGCCGCCGCAAACATCTCGTTTGTTCCGCCTGCTGAGTTGTAAATGGCCAGCGTCTCCACGTCATCACCGACGCCGGTCGTCTCGATGCCGGTCGCCCAATTCGTGAAGCCTTTGCGCACAATGACGGAAGTCGTCAACGGGAAGAAGTTATCCATGATGACGGCATCTTTAATGTCCATTGCCGCCAATGAATCCCGAGCGTTCCATCCGCCAACCGGAGCCGGAACCGTGCGGCCGATTGCGTTCGGGCCGCGACCTTTCGCCACGATAGCCTGTCTCATATCGGCCAATTCCCGTAAGGCACAACAGTACCCGGCAAGCGCACAGTCGGCTGACCGGTCATCTTGATGCTGGTCGGCCCCTTGTCGCGGCCCATCGCATCCATGACGCGCTGCTCGTACAGCCGGAAATCCTCGGCATATTCCAGCCCCTTGACCTGCTTCCAGCGCCAGATCAGGCCGATGGTCATGATCTTTTCATCCAGCAGGCAAGTGTCGTCGTCGGCCGTGAACGAGTCCTTGCCGGTCGTGCCGTCTGATGCAAGCACGAAGTTTGTGCTGACGTACTCAAACGCCAGCGTCTGCAATGCGGTCGGATTCGGAATCATCCACATATGACCGCCGCGAAGGATGAACTGCTGATAAGGACCAGTCTGCGGCGATGCCTTTAGTGTCTGCCAGTCTTGCGGCGTGATGCAGCCATAGACCGGACGGCGGAGGGTGCGGTTCCAGAAGGTATCCGTCACCAAATACTTGAAGTCAGTCCCGGCAAGAGTCGCCATTGCGCCCTGATCGTCAGCCGCGACGCCGGTAAACGTGGATTCACGGCGCAGCGACTGCCATGCGTAACGCTCCGACAGCGACTCGCCTTCCTGATTCAGCAGCGTCAGCAGCTGCATGATTTGCGGGTCAGAGGACGACACAACCGCATTGGGCGAAACAATCCCGATGCGTTGTGCGGCCTGCTGAATCATGGAAAGCATGGTCATATCATTTCTTCCGGCTCAGTTCGGATTCCAGTTGCTTAATCTTACCATTGGCCGACTCAAGCGCGGCGGTCAATTGCTCGACTTCGACACGCAATGCTTGGTTTTCAATGGCCAGTTTGTTGCCGTTGTCGTCCTTGGTCTTTACCCAGGCCGCAGCCTTATCCTTCAACGCCCGTGCGCCCATCCCGATGCGCGACAATGCGCCCTCGTTGGCGTCTGCGAGGTCTTCCAGCGTCAGTACATTGGCCGAGATGCAACGTTGTTGCTCGGACGGTTGCAGGATGAGCGAGCCACGCACCGGAGTGCCGAACGCCGGTATTTCGTTGCCTGCCTTGAACTCCTCGAACGAGCGCTCGAAGTGATCGATGAATTGGTGCGGCCAGGAAGGGTCGCCGCTTTTGCACTTGATCTTGATTTCTTTAAGCCAGTCTTCCGCGAGCTTGTCCACGCAGTCACGCGAACCGGACGGTGTGATGAGCGCAAAATAAGCGTCCTTTGTGACCTCGTAGCCCTCAACAGCAGAGGCGGCATGGTCGCGGACAGCGCGGAGCGCCCACCGAACATACGGAGGACGGGCTTGATTGTTAATAGGGAGAATGCCTGCGGATGTCATATCGGGTAGCCTCATTGACATTTATTTTAGAAATGTGGGGCATAACGCGAAATTATGCCCCGGTTTGCCGCGTGACGATTAAGCCACTTGGCCCTGCACGAACGAACGAGCCACTTGCGCCTTGATAAACCCGGTGTAAGTGCCGGTGACGGACACAGAGCCGGATGCAGTGGCGTTGGCGGACATTGTAACCGCCCGGCCGTCCTCGCTGATAGCGGAGATGGTTGCGCCGCCAGCGATGCCGGTTCCGCTCAGTGCCATGCCGTAGAACCAGCCATCAGCCGGAGCGGACAGACGCAGAACAGCCGAGCCGCTGACGGTGGTGGTGTTGGCCTTGACGACAGTGCCAGTGGATGCCAGCACCGAGACGGCATTCAGAATCTGTTTGCCGTTCGATATAGCGCCAACCGTTCCTGCGCCAGTGATACCGAAAGTAACGCCCGCAGCAACAGACGCGGTAACAGCCACGGGAACCTCGCCAGACACGCAGAACCAGTTGTAATCGCCGGACGCCATCGGATAGATAGCAACAGCAATGGCTCGGCCAGTGTTGCCAGTGTTCGGCACGTTGACGGCAACAAAGTCTTTGTCCCAGATGCACGGAGCGCCTTGGGCAATGGCTTCGCCAGCCTTCAGGTAGAGGAACGAACTGCCGCCCCAATATGGGTCAGCGCCAGTCAACTCAGCGCCCAGGCCGAAGCGCTGGGTGGAGTCAGGTACGCGAAACATGGAGATCGACTGATTGCCGATAACTCCGGGGATATTTGCAAAAGCCATGATCAGTTCTCCCGTTAGGCCTTCATTACGCCCTGGAGCGAGCGGTTGCTACACACCAGATTACCCTGCCACAACACCGGAATGACCACGGCGTCCTGGTTCACAGCGCGCAGTTCCGGAATCTCAGTCATGTTGGCATCGCGGTGAACCGAGAGGCCAAGGTAGTCCGTATTCAGGAAATAGGCATGAGACGCAGGAATACCGCCGCCCAGAGATCCGCCATCAAACACCACATTCGCGCCCTTGTACTTCATCGAAATGAAGCCGCCGTCCGCCTTTTCGGCATCAGTGTAACGCTTGATGCTGGTCTGGCTCTGCTCGTAGAACGTGAAGTAGTCATTCGACATCACGATCAGGTCAGGCTGGTCTGAGCCACGGGTCAGACTGATGTACAGCGGCAGCATCAGCGACTCAATGGTAGTGGCCGAAGGCGTGATGCCTGCGCCGCCCTGAATCGGAGCCGCAGCGGACTGCACCTGATTCTGCCAGAACGTGAACGAACTGGAGTCAATGCCGCCGACAGTGCCGGTTCCGGCATCAGCCACAATCGCCTGCAAACCGCCGATCTGGTTGGTTGCGGTGCCGTCGCTGTACAGGTCGGCGCTCATGCCATTGGCAAACGAGTGCATGGCGTTCTTGATGCGCGCCTTCGCCAGCTTGATGATCTGCGACTTGCCGGAGTTGTTGCGCAGTTCCAGACCGGACGCCACAACGTTGACGGCAACTTGCTTCCACTGGTACTCAGCGGCAGAAATCACATCAGACGCCTGGATGTTCAGCACATCGTAGCCGGAGTAACGCTGGTAGGTGGCGTTGTTGGCGTATTCCAGCGGCACAGCGATGGAAATACCGCCGTCCAGAATATCGACGCGGCCGCCCTTGGTCAGTGCGTTAAAGAGCGCATTGTTCTTGCTGACGTTGTCAGCCAGTTCTTTGCGATGATTGCGGAACGTGGTCGATACCAGTTCCGTGAAAGTGCTATTGGGAGAAGCCATAAAGGTCTACCTCTGAAAGTTACCGTTGATTTACCCGCTCGAAGACATCTTCCAGCGAATCTTCCCAAGACTTGGGCTTTTGGCTTACATGGGTCGGTGCCGGTCCCTGTGTTCTCAGGTTCGTCACATTGCCCTTGATGGCCTTGGCTGCTCGGGTTGTGGCCTCTTTCTGACGCTTTTCTTCGGCTTCCTTCTGCTGTTGAGCGAGGATTGCTTGTCGAATGTCAGTGCGTTGCCATACCGCTTTGTCATACGCATCCCGCAGGTCTGTTGCCATTCCCGCGTTCAGCATCCGCCCCATGTCTTCGCGCACGTCGTTAAACCACTTGTTTGCGGGGTTGCTCGCAAACTTCTGGATTTCCGTCTGTGCCTGATTTTGGGCGGTTTGTTGCTGCGCGGAGGTGAATCCGTGCAGCTGCTGTTCCATTTGGTTCAGCCGTGAAATCAGTTGCGCGTTCTGCATTGCCACATCGCGCACATTGCCATCATCCGACAGCAGCGCCTCGACCGGTACGCCGTAACTGTGAACAATGGATTGCAGCACGGCGAGCTTTTGCTCAGGCGTACCGACACGCAGCGTCCGTTCCGACTGAAGGAGCGACTGAATTGCCTGCGTTTCGTTGACGCCAAGTGCCGCAAAATCGGATTGGTACGGAGCGATTACACCCTTGATGCTGCGGGCGTAATCTGCATCCTGCTTGTACTGCTGGATGCCGTTATGGAAGTCGCCCTCACGCCGCAGGATTTCGTCCTGCACATCGGTGGGCAGCGTGGCGAAATGGTCGCGCACATTAGCCCGCCAGGATGACGGCGGTTGTTTGGCGGTGACTTCCGGCTGTTCGGTTTCAGTAGCAGTGTCGGTGTCGTTGGCTGATGCCTCGACAGTGTCAGCATGGTCGCCATCATCATCGCCATCATCGGTCGGCGTCTTGGGCGCAAATCGCCCGGACTCGTCACGGCTGCGGCTTGTCGGTTGTTCGTTGTCATCGCTGCCGGTATCGCCTGCATCGTCGTCGCTCATGCCGTCATAGATTGATTCCAGACTGGCATCAAGATCGAACGGCTCGTTTTCAGTTGACATATGGGGTTGCCCTTATGTGGTGGATAAAATTTAACATCTGCCATGCAGCAGCGATGAGGTCGGCGCGGGATGGTGTCATTCGTGCCATAGCTCTGGATTGCTATATCTCGCAAACGACTCCAGCGCGTCCGCTTTCGTTTGTATACCTTCATCGCTGATAGGCATGTAATTCTTATCTGTATGCGTTACCTGCCACGCGCCTTCTTTTTTTGCGGATGGCGTTATCATCAAAAACCCGTTGTGCTGCCCGTGACCAGTCGGCAGGATCATCCCTTCAAATGCGTCATTTGCGCTATTTTTTTGAACAAAGTCATTGAGCGCACTGTAAAACTCGTCGCTATTTTCAAACTGGTACATGTCATCTTTTTTTCTGAAGTCGGCAATCCTTTTCAAGTCCCCATCAACAATTACCGCGCCCCTCTGTGGATGTAACGCCCTTGGAATCATGGCGTTATCCATCGCTGCCCGTTGCGCCTGCGCCAATGCCCGAGAAACCGCCTGCCCTGTCTGCATGGCCGGCTTTGCTCCAGTCATCACGCCAATTGCAGCAGGAACGGACTGCAATAATGCGCCAGCGGCAGGGGAGTTCTTTCCAGCAACATCCACGCCTCGCTGCCACGTTTGCACCGGGGCGGATTGCATGATTGACCGCACACCATTCATCAGGCTTTTTTGATACGTTTTGCCTGATTGTGTCCTTGGCTGGTACGTCATGGCCTCGCGGACTGCATTTCCAGCACCTTCAGCGCTACCGCCTTTTGCTGCCTCATACGCGCCAAACAAACCAGCAACCGGCTCCGCTATGGCCCCCGTAATCATCGGCAAAGCCTGCTCCGCGACTCCCGCAATATTGCGCGGATCGTACTTGAGCAACTTCGCCAACAGCAACGGGTCAGCCATTTGTCATCTCCGATACCAGCTGGTTTACCTTCTCGTCACCCATCTGCGACAGAGCATGGTCAATGCCCGAATCCAGTTGACGATCAAGCACATCTGCCGCGTGTTTCTTGCGCCGTTCTGCATCCTCACGTTCGCCAGGCTCCAGCAGTCGGCATCCATGCTCTGCAAGGTTGCGCTCATGGTCGCGCTTGCCGTTCACTTCGCGCCCAGTGATAGGGCATTGATACTGGTACGCAGCGGCGCGGACAATCATCGGAGCGTGAAGGATCTCTTTCTTCTCCATGACCCACTCGCCCATGTCGGTCATCATCTGGCCGTGGCAGAACTTGCCATTTCCGCCGAAGGTTTCCGTCATGCAGGTTTCGCACTTGAAACGCTTCATGCCGTCACCTCGCCGCGAGTCATCATTGACCGGCGCTCGGATGCCTCGGCCTGCATCAGTGCGGCCATGTTCTTCTCATGATCCAGCGCCATGCGTTGCTGTTCGGTTTGCGCGTTCAGTTGAGCAATACGCTCGTCGGATTGAATCTTTGCTTGCTCGGTAGCGGCCTTGATAGCCTCAACCTGCTGACTGTTTTGCAGTTCCGCCGACTTCATGGCTTGCTGGTGCTGAATGTCGGCCTGCTTGAGTTGTTGCTCGTGCTGGAGCTGCATTTGCATCTGTGCTTGCTTGCCATCATCCTGCTTCTGTTGCGGAGCTGGCGGCTGGATGTTCTCGATAGCCGCTTCCAGTTCCCCACCGGCCTTGAACTTGCGGACAGCGGTCAGCATCAGGGACTTGGCCACCTCAATCGGCAGGTAGCCAGACTGTACAGCAGGCCCGATTGTGGCAACAAACTGCGACATTCCGGCCATCAACTCGGTCATGTCCTGCTTTTCCTGCGCCTCGTCAGCCTGGATGGTGCTATCCGTCTCCACGTCAACCCGGTACGACAGCACCATTTCATCGCGCAGCACAGACAGGATTTCCTCCCATGTCGGAGCGGACATTTCTGCCTGCATCTCGGGCGGTACGGGCTGGCCAGACTGTTGCGCCATCATCATTTGTTGCTGCGCCATCGCCTTCTGTTCATTCGTCATGTGCCGGATGCCGGTCATGATGGTAAACGTCTGCGGATCAAACTTTTCCGAGATGACTTCTACCATAAGCCGCAGCAGGTCGCGAGCATAACGCTGGACGGCACGTTGACGGCGTTGCAGTCGCAGCGTTCCCCATTGCGACTTCAGTTGCTGCGCGCCCATCGTCTCGCTGGCAACTGTCTGCCCGCGCATGATGTCGCTGATTCCGGTCACTTCGTAGATGCTGGCCTTGATGACTTCGCGGTGGGCAACCAGTTCGCGCATGGTGACGATCAGGGTTTCCAGCGGGGCGAACCAGATCGCCTTGTCCAGCCCGCCGCGCTCAAGCAATGCGGTGACGTTTTGCGCAGGAATCAGCGTTGCGTCCCCGTCGTCGTACAGATGGTCAAGCTCTGGCAGCGATGAATCATAGATGCCGCGTACCTTCATAGCCTTGGTTAGCCCGATGATGCGGAGAGTGGTTCGGTCAAGGTCATCCGCAAGGGTCTGATACAGCTTGAAGTCCGGAATGGGAATCAGGCTGGTCGTGTCCTCGGTCTGATATAGCGGCATCGGGCAGGGGAAGAACGACGACAGTTCAAGCGGATCATCCTCAACCAACAAGATCGGCGTTTCGGACTCGGGAGTCATCCAGATGACCTTTCGCGTAGTCTTGTCCCAGATTTCCCAGACCTTACCACGGTTGTTTTCTTCCTTCTTCTCGTCGGCTTGGTTGTCGTTGTCCGTATCGGCCTTGTCCAGCGCGGTGTGGTCAAGCGGCACGAGATCCGCCTTCTCCGGCCCGAACTTCTCCACCAACTGCTGCTTGGTCAGGAACAACCGGAACGCTACCCATGTCACGTCAGCCCAACGGCGCACAGGCTCACAACGGAAATCGTCCCATGAGACAGGCTCAAGGCAGACCTTCTGGTAAACCACTTCCTGCATCGGCGCTTCAGGGTCATCCGTCTCCGGTGCTTCGTTTTCTTTCGCGTCGGTGAAGTCGCCTTCGGCAATGTCGGCCTGTTCTTCCTGCTCGTCTGGACTACCCATTACCGGCTCATACCGGACGCGAGTCACGCCACGGCCAGTCAACAGGGAATCGTGGACAGCGGCAACCATGACGCCGTCGAAATCATAGGCGTCCATGCAGTATTCGCAGGAGCGGTTCAGCAGCTCACTGATAGCCTTTGCGATCGGGTCTTTGTCGTCGTAGCGACGGCGGATGTCTGGTGTAGGTGTGCGGTTGTACAGCGACGGGCGCAGGGTCTCGATGTTTGACCACAGGATGTTGAATGTTTCCTTCTTCTTCTCGCCCATCTCGTCCATGCAATCATCGCCGCGATACCGGGCAATGATCTTTTTCGTCATGCGCCGCCAGCCGGATTCCTTCTTGCTGGCAAGTTCAAGCGCGTCCTTCCATCGGCCTGTTCGGGATTGAGGTACAGCAGCAGGGGCGACCATTACCAGAATATATCCACAGAATACGCCTTGTTCACTACCGCCTCAGTACCGAGCGTGCGCTGCGACGAGATAACGATGTAGGTGTTGTTTCTGGCATTGATGGCGGCAGTGGCCGGGGCGCTGGAAGAGTTTGTATAGCAAAGGCTGACCGAAGTCGCCATGCCGGTCTGAGCCGCCACACTGCCATCAGTGATGCGGAAATTGTGCAGCAATTGGTTCGTGGCGGTCGTGGTGAACGTCGGAGCCGCCATCACGGTTCCGGTCAGGTCGTCTGCAGTACCGAACCGGACGCGGAATGTTTTCATGTTGGCGCTGTTCGGGTATGTCCATTCGTGCGCAACCTGGATTTCGCAGCCAACCGCCAGCAGGCCAGCGGGGACGAGAATTCCGTATGTTTTGATTTCGCTTGTGCTGTTCGTGGACTCAGTCGCATCCGCACAGACGCGTGACAGGCGAATCCGGCCACCCACAGGAACCCATTCTGTCCCGGTCGTGTAAAACTTGGTACCGATCGGCCCAATGTCCTTGACGAAGATTTCAGCGCCGACAGGGAGCGCAGTTGCGGCAGGCTTATCCGCCCATGTGCTGGAAGGTACGCCGGAGACAGCCATAGCGCGAAGCATGATTACATTCCCTCGCCGATGGTGGCATAGAGCGTGGAGCCGACATCGCCAGCGATGACTGACAGCGTAGTGACGCCACCGGGCAGGGTGAAGGTCTCGACGGTGTTTGGCAGCATCATCGTTGAAGTGGCCACGGCACTTGTCACGGTTCCGTATGCCCAGAAGATAGGCTGCGACCCATAATTAACGAGGCGCATGGTTCCGCCGCTGTTGGGCGGTGACGGGAGCGTGAAAGTCTGATTGGCTGCGGTGACGGCGATATTCAGCGTGGAAGCTGCGCCTGCGATGGGCTGGAACGGGTATTGCTGTTGCATGGGGAGCCTCCGTTATTTCGTGATTATGCGCCAACGAAATACCACTATCAAGATGCTAAATGCCAGTTCTTCGCGCCCTTGCTGCCCGGTCGCGCATCTGCTCGAAGGATTGCGCGGCAGGAAATACCGGTGCAGGCGCTTCCTTGATGACCATTTCCTCACGCCAGACCAGCGCCAGGTATCGCAATGCGTCGGCGTAATGGCTTGTCCAGTCGTGGCGCGGCCTGTCCATGAACATCTTCTTGCTGTCGTCCCATTCGCGTTGATACTGGCCGATGGCGTTGAGGAAATCGGTCAGTTCCGAGTTTATCCACAGTTGCGGGAACGTCTTGCGCACCGCGTTTATGCCGTCCTGAATCGACAACTCCGGCACAATGCGCGGTTGCCAGCCCAGAGCGCGGAATTGTTCCTCGGCGCTGCGGCCGGTCTGTATCGACTTGGCGCGGGCATCATGCGGCAACCAGAGATGCTGCCCGTACTTGTACGGCTTGGCGCGCATGACCTCACTGTAATGGCTGATGGTCTGGCCGTGCGTGGCATAGGCGTCAATCAGGCGCACCTCGCCGCGTGCAACTTGAAAAAACAGGATAGCCGTGTCATCCGACCAGCCCATATCCATGACTGCGTGAACCGGCAGGTTCGGATCATGCGGCACTTGCGTAATGCGTGGCGCGGCGTCTCGCAGTTCAGAGCCGTAGATTGCGCCCAGGATGGCGGCATCGAATGAGCATAGGTATTCCTGCTCGAACAGTGCATTGCCCATGTCCGGCCCGTAGTCGTCAACATAGACGCGGCGCTCGGCCTCAAGCTGCATCGGGGTAAACGTGCCAGACTCCAGCGCCGTGATGCGTTGCGCGAAACAGTGCGGGTCTTTCATCGCGCTATTGAACGTGGTGTAAGCGTGGTTCTTGCCCTTGGGCGTCGTGATGAAAATCTGCCAGCCATTCGACTCCATGATGATTGGGCGCAGGTATGCGCGGGCAGCAGGGTTAGCGCGTGACCACTCGGAGTAGATGATTCCGCCCAGGGTGACGCCGACAAGGGAATCGTAGTTATCGGATCCGACTACTTGCCACACGCTGCCGTTGACAAACTCAATCATCATTTCGTTTTCGAGCGTGCGCTTGCGGATTTCTTTGGGGAAGGCGTCATCAATTCGGCGTCGGCCGGTGTGCGGGTTGACGGCCGTCCAGATAGCTTTGCGGGCCTGATCCTTTTGCGGCAGCATGTGCCAGTAGGCGGCAGGGCGCTGAATGGCAGCACAGGCGGTAAAGTGGAGGCAGATTTCGTCTTTACCGTGGCGACGTGGCCAGATTAGCTCGGCATGTTTGCCGCCGCCTTCGAGGTATGACCATGCAGGCAGCTGGTAATCGCGAGGACGCCAGCCGTTAGCGGGGAGGGTTATTAGTGCCAAATTGCACCACCTGGACGGTTAAATTGTTGCCGTCTCCGTCGGTGTGGCGGTTTTCGATGCGGTCGCCGTATTTCTTGGGGGAAACGCGGGCGGCTTCCCATTTGATGTTGTCGCAAAGCAGCTTGGCGCGGGAAACATCTTCGATAGTCTCGGCAATGTTTTGCATTTCCTCGACTTTAGCTTCAGCGTACTCCTCACGCGCACGCGCATGCATGTCCGCAAGACCTTCGCGATCAACTGCCAAATACCACTCGCTCCTGCATATCCCCAAGTCACGACAAGCCTTAACGACCGGGGTTCCAGCGCTCAGCAGCGCCAAGACATGCACAGCAGCCTCTCGCGTCACCATTACCGCTTCCCCTCAAAATAATTCTTTGCCGCATCGCTCAACGTATCCGCCCCAATGTATCCCAGCGCACAGACAAACGCGATGGCAGCGTCGCGTGCTACAGCCTCGGGAAACCCCAACTTGGTTGCAAAAACGTATTGCGCCACCGGATGAACCCAGACGGATACCAGTCCGAATATTGCGCCCTCGATGAGCCTTGCTGGCCAGCGTCTACGGCCATTGTACCATCCGCGCAGCTCCACAATCAGGAACGTCAGCAGCGGCACAAGCAGCGCCATGCAAAGCTCGTCGAAAGCCGTCTCCATCACGCGGAGCTTCAAGGCTGATACCCCATGGACGCAGCAGCCAGCACAAGCACGGCCGTGGTGGACAGTAACGCCATGACAATCACGCGCATCATTTCCGCTCCCGTAAAATAATCCCGAGCGCACAAAACACAATGCCCGCCACAATCATCACCTGATTTGTCGGCTCCATCATGCCGATAGCCAGCACCATGGCCCCAAGACCTCCCCAAGATGACGGCTCCTTGAGCCGTGAGCGCGGAGTCATTGCGGCACCGTCGGGCAGAGCTTCAGCGTGATTTCCGGACATACCGGCAGATTAGGCATCCCGGCGCATCCGGTCAGCAGCAGGCAGAGGATTACGGTTTTCATTTCGGAAGCCACTTGACTGCCCCGTCTCGCGTGATCGTCAGTATCTCGCCGCGAGGATGGCGCGTGGTGAATGAAATATGAACCCATTGCCCATACTCCAGGATGAGCTGGTCGAACGGAATATGACTGTCTGCGATGGCTTTTGCAACCGCCTCGGGATTGCCGAACGATGGCGCGGTGAAATCCACGGCCTGCCCGGTCATGTGTTGCGAGTTCTTTGCGCCACCGATTGCGGTGTTGACGGGTGGGCAGCGATAGCCCGACGAGACAATGACCGGAACGCCAAGCAAGGCGCGAACCCGGTCAAGCTGCTGCGCGGTGTGCTTCAGGCTGTCAAGTTCGATGGGGCCGGGGATATTGCTGATGCCGTGACGGGCGGCGTAACCCGAGACTGTCATTTCCGCGAGTGAGAAATACGTGGACAGTCTCATGGTGGCCTCGGAATAAAAACCCGGATGGCTCCGGGAAGGGGATGATTGGATATTAGCCCTCGTCCGGAGGGTTTGGCAAGTCTGGCTTTTTTACATCGCTGGCGAACGGAGTGCCAAGCCCCAGGAATCGACAGCCGCACATGCCGATGGGGCAAACATCATAACCCGGACAGACATGCTCATCCTGGCCGAACAACTCCGGCTGCATCAATTCAGCACCGGCCGACATGTCACCCTCGCAAAATACCACCGACGCCCTGCAATGCGGTCGTTCAGATGCTTGTGCATGACAGACCCAAAGTCGGTAAGCGCCGCTCTTTTTGCCTCGAAACTGACAACATCCTCAGTTATGCCCGCATCACACTCATACCGGATGACGGCAGTAATTTTCCAGTTATGCGGCTTTGTGCAGTATTTCGCGCAACCGTTTTCGTGACGGATTGGCCCTTCGATGCCGTCAGGCTTGACGACAAAGGCGGCGAAGGGCTGGTGCTGGAGTGGTTTTTTCATTTGCTGCGCCCCTCTGAAATCCTGCGCTCAATTCCGCAATCCCCCATGCACTCAACAGCCCGCTCAATTGTTGGCATGTCAAACCCTGGCTGACTGATCGCCCGATGAACATCTGCCCAAAACTGCTGACT